TAATTTCTTTTATCCCATAATGTGAAGCCCTATTAGCACCTAATTTCCACCTGTCTATGTGGGCGCCAGTAGTGTATACTTTATTATAACCAAAAAGATAAAAGGTATCCTCACATTTAATTGCGGCATCTTTATCTGCATAATCTGACCAATCTAAAGAAAACGCATAAGAATCATTAAGATTTGTTGCATTACCTGGTCCGTAAACAGGATTTCCTTGCCAATGTTCTTTTATATTTGGGATTAAATAATTGGCTCTCATGATTTGACTCTGTAGACCCGCCTCATTTTGCCATTTTACTTTGAAACGATATTTTGATTGTGTAGGTATGCCAATACTGGGGTCTGGAGAAGTGACTCTTTCACCAAATTCATTAGTTGTTACATAATTCATATTCATTGGTAAATCAATCAACCAAGCACCGTTATCATCAATCACATTACCTCCGTCTTCTAATTGATATTGTTCTAAAACAGGGTCTCCATTTTCATCTTCTTGGATTGTTTGTCTAATAGCAATTATCTCACCAGGACCCGCGACCGTATCACATAGGTTACCTGTGTCTTTTTTAGGTCTACAAGTGGCTTTTATATAATCATCTTCATTAGATGAGAATATGGAACCCATAAATGTGGCGTGAGGCAATATTTCCACTCCTTGGTCACTTAAGTCAAAATCAACTCTTGTTATACCCACATCACAAACATCATCTTGCCCCCAAAATGACGATACATCAATATCCTTAACCTCATTTATAATTTGAGGTAATGAATCTATATCTTCAGAATCTTTAAATAACTGTCCGTTGAATTGTGATGGGACCCCCCTACCCATTCTAACTAAATCAGATGGTCGAAGTGAGAACTCCCCCATATTGGATAAATCAAGGTCCATTACTAACTTCTGATTACCTAGAGGTACTCCAACAATCATAAAATCACCTGACTGATTAGTTCTTACAGAATATTTATAATACTTTTCATATACTTGTAGTACTTCTTTACGTGTTAAGACATCATCTACAGTAGGAAATGTACCTGTCGCATTGTGACCATAATACTCATCCTCATAAGGTAAAAGATTATATCTATAACCATCTTCATTTTTTGTTGTAGGGGTTTTATAAGGGTATAATGTTGATATTATTGGGTCAACCTCATCAACATCGTCTAATGGTACAAAAATAGAAATATGAGCATTTGGTATACCCAATCCCCCATTAGCTATTACACGACCAACTACCACACCGTAATCGGCACAGAACTGTGTATATAAATCTTCTTGTCTTAATTTTAAAGAAAGAATTTCTAAGGAATCAAAATCTTGGTCAATTTTAACATTAATGTTTCTATCAACACCAGGTTCTGTTCTTATTCTAATCGATTTCGGCATAATTAGTTTTTAAGATAAATAGTTATTCATCTTAATTTTAATTTGATTTTGTCAAAAGTATATGGATAGATTTAAGAGAAGTCGACATTTTTAAGTGACTTGGCCCTCACTTTAATATCATTGTCAGGAAATCTAATTTGATAAACTTGATTAGGTTGTGCAAATATAGTGTCATCAACCAATTGAATTTGTTTTGTTTCGTTATTAGAATATCTTTGAGATGTTTGTGAATTTGAGTACCTTCCCCCCACTTTGTTAAACACTTGTAAGTCAGATAATGAAATGACTCCAGGTATATCTTGTACTATCCTTCGTATATCCGAAATGTTTACATTACTACCTAATTGTTGTTTTTGAGGTGAAAAATAATTATCAACTGAGTTTATAATATTAGTTATAATTTGTCCTTGGTTTTGAGTTGAGTCCATTACAACCGATAAATCAAACTCTAAATCTACAACATTAGCGTTAGTAATTGATATATAATCATTAATCATTCGATAATGTGATAAATAATTTGCTATGTTTTGTTTTAAAGTGTTAGACACAGCTTCTGTTAATTTACCCTGAGTATCATAAGACAATATTTCAATCTTAATTTTATTATCTTCTTCAGTAATTGCAGCCTTAGCAGGTGCACCATATCTACTAGGCATAGTCCTAACTAATGAATTATAATCATTAACCGTAACCGCTCTTTTTTGAGCCGCAAAGTTAAATGAAACCATATTTCTAACTTCCTCTGTTGTAGGTAAGTTTCCGCCACCAATAGCGGCCGTAACATTAGTCGTCCTTAAACTTTCAATAACATTTTGATTTATATTAGTTGATGGTCCATTGACATCAAAATATGTTGTACCAAACTGAGTTATTACGTCTACTCCAACATTAGAGGCTTTACCCCCACCTATTCGATACTGTACAAATAACGTTGTATTTGCTTTTACGGTTAAACCTAAACCTATATTATTTTGGTAGTCTTGTATTCTTAAAGGAATACCTGTTCTTGTAAACTCTTGTAGTTGTTCTTCAGGTGTTGTAGTTCCTCCACCAAAATTTATTTTACAATACCCTTCAGGTGTATATTCAGATACAAATCTATTTTCAGTTTCAATATATTTTCCCACTTTCAGTCCAGGTCTATCTGCAGGTTTTGTAGGGTCTTCCACAAAAATCTTAGATTCCGCTAAGGCGTCTACTTCATACCACTTATTAGGTGCATTTATGAATTCATCATATGTCGGAGGAGATTGATAGTTAACACCATCTTTTTGTATAATTGAGGTTATACTAACAACATTTTTTTCGGGTAAGAAAAACTCAAAAAATGGTCTTACGTCATTATTATTTATTACTTTTTTAAATGTTTTTGTTAAACCGTTAACTACAACTTCTCTTTTTGTCATCGTGTAATTAACTAATCTATTGTTAGAATCGAAATTAGGAATTTTTGTACGGTTAGGGTAACCTTCACTATTATACTGAGAACTGAAATCAATGTCGTTAGGATTTTCAAAAACTTGACCGGCACCAATAAATTGTGAACCCGCTCTCATAACACCTAAATACCTTTCATCTTCTTGGTCACCTAATGCGGGTACCGTAATTGAAACATCCACTAACGCAATAGAGGGTCTATTTCCAGGAATCTTCAAACCGTAAGTTCGTGCAATATTATAAATTGATGACTTTTGTTGTGCGTACTGTAAAACCGTTTCCTGAATACTCCTGTCCATATGATAATGTAAATTATCACCAATAGCAGCATTAAGGTCCATAAACACCGAATATATCGACGCATCATTAAAGTTACCTATTAAATCAGGATAATACTGTTGTGTATAATTTATCAGTTCCTGTCTTAAGGATTGAAAGTCTCTGTCTGTGTATGAAATTTTACGGTTAGCCATATACTATTAAATATTAATAATCACGAAATCTTTTGATGAAAAAGTACCATTAACTATAGTATAGTCAATCCTAAGTTTAGCAGTATACTCCACGGCACTATCACTAGCTACCCTGAATACTTGTCCTCCTAATTCATCATAATTTATTTCACCAGGTAATGGTTCTGCTTCAACGTATGGTTCAATATTAATGTCATTTATTTGTAAATTAGGTATAAATTTATCTACCGCTTGTCTTACATCCGCCTTGATTGCATCAAATGTTGGTCCATCCATTGGTTCGAAAATAAACTCATAGATTCGAGTACCAAAGTCAGGTAAATAATACCTACTACCCTTTCTTGTTAGTATTAAATGCAGTAAGTCTGCCCTGATTTCCTCATCAGAAGATTGAGTTAATCTTAGGTAGTCTCCCTGTAAACTATCTCTAAAAGGAAAAAATACTCCGTATGTTTTACCATCTGCCATATTTCATAAATATAAACACAGATTATTTTATCTGTATATAAACTAAAAAAGGTTAGACGAATCTAACCTTTTATAATAGTGTTTTAGTTTTTGTGTAATTATTTAACCCTCACAAGCAATACATTGTAAGTCATTAAGATTTAATTTCTTTCTCGCAAATGCCTGTGCCGAGTTCATTGAATGTTGATAGTACAGTGTTTTCACTCCAAGTTTCCATGAATCAATAAGTAACTTATTAACATCTTTGGTTGGCATCTCAGGTGATACCATTAGGTTTAAAGATTGTGATTGGTCAATATAATCTTGTCTAACCGCAGCTTGATTAATAATGGATGACTGATTAATTTCTGCAAATGTTCTAAAGATATCTTTTTGTTCATCATTTAAGAAATCTAAATGTTGTACTGAACCATCTTGTTTTTTAATACTATCCCAAACTTTTTTAGTATCTTGACCTAATTCTATTAGTAACTCTTTTAGTACAGGATTCTTAATTGTTACTTTTAATTTAGCCACATCTTTAACATAACAATTGGACCAAATAGGTTCAATTGACTGTGACACTTGTCCAAGTATAAAAGCTGATGACGTTGTAGGTGCAACTGCATTTAATGTAACGTTTCTTCTACCGTAACCTTTTAAGTATTCAGGTTCCCCAAAAATATTTGCCAGTTCCTCAGAAGCTTCATAAGATTTATCTTTGATGAATTTAAAAACTTCAACATTAAGTTTTGCAGTCTCTCTAGTGTCAAACGCAAGACCCTTTGATTGTAACAATGAATGCCAACCTAACACACCTAAACCTAATGCTCTTTGTCTTTTAGCGAAGTTGTAAGCCTTTTCCATGTATAAAAATGCCATTTTACCTTCTCTCGTACCATTATCTCTAAGTTGTTCTAATTTGTTACAGTATTCAGTAACAACCGCGTCTAAGAAATAGACCATAGTTTGAACCGCGTCAGTATCTTTCCACTCGTCATAGTATAATACATTCATAGAGGATAAAACACAAACAAAAGACTCATCATCAGAGTTATGTAATGCAATTTCAGAACAAAGATTGGAATTATAAATCTTAGCACCCTTATCTCTATAAACTTCAGGTGAGTTATTATTCATGGTATCAGTAAACATAATATAAGGGTAACCAATCTCACCTCTTCTTTGAATTACTTTCGCCCATATTTTTCTTTTCTCATCATCACCCGCTATCATTTCTTCCATAAAATTATCAGTTACGGTAACTGCGTGTGTTAAATCTTGGATTGGAAATCCTTCAGTACCAATTTCAAGAAACTCCATAATATCTGGATGCTCTACAGGTAGATAAGGTGAAAATCTTCCTCTACGTGTTGAACCTTGAGAAATGTTATCAACCACACTTTGAAATAAATTCATGAAGTGTACCGCTCCTGGTGCGTGTCCGTTGTCTGTAATCTCAGCACCTCTTCCTCTAATATTACCAAAGTAACCAGAGGTACCTCCACCCATTTTACTCATTTCACCAACCTCTGCTTGTGTGTACAAGATTGATTCAATATTATCACTTATGTTAGAACCGAAACAACTTACCGGTAATCCTCTTTTTTTACCAAAATTAGCCCATACAGGCGATGATAATGAATACCATCCTTTACCCATATAGTTGTAGAATTTTTCCGCAAATCCTTCAATACCTAAAAGTTTTTCAGCGTGTTCCGCTATTGTTTTTATTCTATCTAAAGGTTCTTCACCTTCACTTAAATAACCTCTACGAAGAAACGTCACCGACTCCTCATTAATCCAATCAAAAGGTTTTCTATTTTTCATATTATTTTTTTATTATTATTCGTGTATATTTTTTTTAAAATAAATCGTTAGATGTGATTGATTTAGATTTTTTACTATAATTTATACTTCTTTTATTAAAGAAATCAGTATGTTTTGTAGTTAAAATTTCATCATCAAACCACTCTGTAGTTTCTAACAAAGTATCGTTAATTTCAAAGATATTATCAAGTCCGATAGAATTTAATGATACGTTAAATCTGTGTTTAATAAATTCCATAGTTTGACTTTTTGTTAAGAAATCCAAATCTCCCTTCTCAAAAATCCAATCAACTATTTCAGTCTCAGCCTCATAAGCTTCTTTAGTAGCAATAACTA